ATGGCCACCATAAACCTTGAATTATTTACTTCTAAAACACTAAGTGACGGGCGGCATCCTATCATGATCAGAGTGACGAAAGACGGCAAGAGATCAAGGTTTGTAATAGGAAGCGCTTCGGTTGACGAATGGGATGATGTTAAAAAAGCGATTAGACCAAAGAGCAGGAAAAACCACGTTGCCGATAACATTTTTATCGAGGACAGTTTTTATAAGTATAAAGCAAAGTTCAATGAATTAACCCTTTCTTCCGTTGACTGGGAGCCAGCTGATGTTTTTGCGGAAACTGTTATCAAGACTGATAAGGAAAAGTCATTCCAGGAGTATGCCGCGAGCTACCTGTCTACATTGGATGAAAAAAGTGGATACTACGATACCGTTAAGGGCAGAGTAAACAAAATCAAAAGATTTCATCCTAAACCATTCCTAATTTCACAAATAGATAATGAATGGATAAAGCATTTCGAAAAACATTGTAGGGAAAAAGAGAAAAACAACCATGGTGGCATCGGCAATTCAAAAAACACGATCAATGAGACTTTCGGCACAATAAAAACCATTGTTTCCTTCTCTGGTAAACGGAATGAATCTTTAGAGAAAAGAAAAAAGGGAAGTGATGAAATAATTCGTTTAAAGCTTACAGAGAAGGAAATCGAAGATATTGAGAATTTCCATTTAGAGGGTATACAGTACCATTATCGTAATGCCTTTCTGATCCAGTACTATGGTAGGGGTATGCGGATTGGCGATGTATTGAGGTTAAGGAAATTTAATGTTAGGGGAGGCAAGATTATTTATACCACCGGTAAAAGCAATAAAGCCCATGCAGTTAAAATAGTTCCTAAGTTACAATCTGTAATTGAAATTTATTCTGAAGGTGATGGATTCTTGTTTCCATTTATGAAAGGCTCCGTCGATCAGTCAAAAGATGATCTAAATAACCAGGTTACCTACAGAACAACTGAGATTAACAAAACACTTGCCGATATGATGGATAGTTTAGGTATCGACAAGAAGATAACAACCCACAACGCCCGGCATTCCTTTGCCGCAATTGCCGATAAAAAGCTTGGTGGTGACCTAAAGTTTGTTCAGGCCATGCTTGGTCATTCTTCCAGGGCAATGACGGAAAAATATATAAAGGAGCTAAGGAAATCCGATGAAATGGATGATTTGGCCGATAGCATATTTGAGTAATATACTCTGTAAATGAGAGCGAAAGCTCTTTTTTAAAAATATATAATTATACATTTGTATAATGAATATAATTTCTTATGTTTGTAGTATAGTTTGTTTTTTGGGTGTTTAGCTAGGCGGTAGGGATTTATTCAACACCGCTTTTTTGTTAAAAAAATCCTCTTAGCGATGGGCGATCCAATAGCGGAGGTTAAGGATAAAGGAGCCGGTAATCCTGTGACTGCGAAATGCACGAAACGGAACCCGGTTTTAAAAAGAAGTTACGATTACCGAGTGGCAAGGTGTCGGATTGCAACCCCGATAACACTGGTTCGATTCCAGTTCGTAACTCTATGTTTTGGCAATGTTTCCATCAGTACCGCAATTTACCGGATAGATTGTGAATTCCTGACTTGATAAACTTTGCTGTTACACCATTAGCTCCAACTGGCAGAGCAACCGGAAACGGTGTGTGAGGGTTCGAATCCCTTATGGTGTACAAACTAATTAATTATTAAACACGGCAGCTACCAACTGTCTTAAACAACCAAAAGAATGAAAATAACAATTGAAATCGAATGCTGCGATGATGACGAAGCATTAAACCATCTTACTGATATCAGAAGAAAGGTTAAAAAATTTTTGGATGATACCGATAAAGGTAAAGCAACATCCCCATGTAAATCATTTGTTCATAACAACTGCGATGGTTATTCCAAAGTAGATATCGATTTGGAGGGCTAGTTATGTTAACATACAAAATATCATTAGAACCAGAATACCCTAACTGTCCTGGATCAATGGCTGTATTCAAAGATGACGATTATCACGATACCGTTAGTTTCTTTTGGGATAATTATACTGGTTATAATTTCTACGATAAGGACCGGACTTTTAAAATTGGATATGGCCGCCCAAAACACTGCTTCAAAACATTTGATGAAGCTATATCAGCGGCAAAGGCAATGTTTGATCCATTTGATTTTGCTATTGAAAAGATCAACAAACACATTGACCAGGAAATTGACAGTGCTCAACATCATATGCATTTACGCATAGCTGAATTTCGCGGTAATCTATTCACTCAAATTCAATCTTTAAGGTCATGAGAGAAATAAAATTTAGGGGCTTACGAACAGATGGTAAAGGATGGATTTACGGTTTTTACTCGCCCGTTAATATACCAATCTTAGGAACGTTGGGCCATTGTATAAACGAAGGTGGATACAGAGCAGTTGATATACAATTTGAATCACTTGGTCAATTTACAGGACTTAAAGACATAAACGGAAAGGAGATTTTCGATGGAGATATTTTGCAATGGACTTCATATAAAGAAGATGCGGAAGGCAATAATATCATCTACAATAATGTAGTTGAGTTTTATGAAGGTGTAAATTATATAGGCTATAGATTGAGGAACAAAGGATTCGCCAAAAGACTTACCGGTAGGGCTGGTGTATTTAACGCAAAGGCTGTTATCATCGGAAACATTCACGAAAACCCAGAACTACTATCATGAACTACAACGATACAGGTGGTAAACCCATCATAAAAACAAAATATGTAGTGGCATTATGCATTGTATTTGCCATACTTCTTTTTTATTTCATTTATAAAGGAGCAGGAGGGAAGTAGGATGGAAAATGTAAAACTAGGTTGCATGGTATGTGACAAAGATTTTATGGGGCCAGAGCCTCTTATGTGTTGTTCAGGTTCTATTGAATCGGGTTGCGGCTGTATGGGTATGCCAATTGATCCTGTATGCTGTTCAAATGAATGTTTTGACTTAGTGCATCAACATGGATTAAGAAAAGCCATCGAAATTCATAAACAATCTATCCTTTCACTTAAAGACAAAGTTTAGTTATGAAAACAGGAGTAGAATTAATTGCCAAAGAAAGGCAAAAACAAATAGAAAAACATGGTAGGACTATTGAAAGTGATAGTCAAAATAACAACGGTGAGCAGCTCGCACAGGCCGCATCATGCTTGTCTTATCCTTTTCATTATGCGCAAAATAATGATGATATACCCGATGGCTGGGATAGGGATACATTTCTTAAACTTTGGAAAAAGCCACACATTAAGAAGCTGGTAATTGCAGGCGCACTTATCGCTGCTGAAATAGATAGGCTGCAGTATGAAGGAGTTAAGCATGAGGATTAGGGCAAATTTTTCAATATTGCATAATAATGTGACTAACTGCACATTCGTTGCTACTGAACTTGATGAGTTGGTTCAAACAGGGTCAAGGGAAAATGATTCTCATATTGAATGGATGGGAGATTTAAATATACCCGCTAAAACAATTGAAGAAAATGAAAACGTATACTAAGCAGGAAATAGACAGTATGGCCGATGATGAGGCTCTGTTTAATGGGATCTACAAAGGAAAGTATCAATTATTCAAAGTTATTGAAGGCCACTATCTGTACAGGACACATGCACTAGATAGCGATTTAGTAACCGTTCCTTTCAGACTTCCAGATTAAAATATTGACCCCAATGAGCCGATTAAATAGATTATTCGGCTCATAACTATTAACAAAATAATATGGCTAAAAATAAAACCGGTTTCTCTACTAATTTAAAGAGACTGAGAAACTTAAAACGCGATACCCAGCAATCATTATCAGAAAAGATAAATGTTTCCAGGCCTATGATTGGATCTTATGAGGAAGGCCGGTGTAAGCCATCTCACGAAACATTAATTGTCATGGCTGATTATTTTGGGGTAACAGTTGATGAATTAATTCGTGATTAATTTTATTGCATATTTGTTTTTTATTTAATTCATTAACGCGAATGATAAATTTCGAAATTAAAACGCAAGGAGATTACCCTAAACAAGATCAGATTGATTTTATTCAGCTTTCACTTAATAGAAGTAATGAGTTGATGAGTTTGGTCGAAGATAATGCTTTAAGTGAACGTGAAAGATTTCTGTTATTAAAAGAATTAGTGTCTATTTATAGCGAAATGGAACGATATCCACCGATAATTGATCTACTTAAAACCGTTCCTGCTGGCAATCCGGTAGGAGATTTTGGCCCGTTGTTTAAGGTTATTAGGCATCTTTTGTCTCATTTTCCTTTTTTTGATACATGGGATGTTTTTTGGTTTAATCAAGAAATGGTTAATGCAATGTCCTCTCCAGGAAAAACAATTCAAAATTATTTTTCAAAAGGAAATCATCCAGAGTTCTTTTTTAAATTTCAGTCCAGCAGTGGAGAACTAATGCATGAAGGAAAAATAGTTAGCCCAAAGGGGTATCTTCAGAATCAAAAAATATATCTTAAGGATATTTTGTCTTTCAATGACGCGATATCTATGATTAATGGCTACTGCAATCTTGTGCTATCTTCTATAATTGACGGAAAGAGCCTAACATTTTTTAAATAGTATTATATGGGAAGTTCAAAGAATTTCCATGTCTTAAAATTATACAAATGTATAATCATTATAATTTTTGTTATCTTTGAATCTATGGTATCGGTATTAGAAATTTCAGCAAAAGTAATTCAGAAGTACAAGCAATATAGCGTTGCTAAGCTTTTAAAAATGGCTGAAAAATATTTCAATGCTTTTATCCGTTTACGCGATGATTTAGGCGGTTACTTTATATGTATTTCCTGTAAAAAAACAATAGCCATTACCGCTGATGGATCATATCACGCAGGGCACTACCTCTCAGCTGGCAATCATTCATACACCAGGTTCAATGAATTAAATGTGCATGGCCAGTGCCTTAAGTGCAACCACTTCTTAAGCGGCAATCTAATTAACTACCGTATAAACCTGATTAAGAAAATCGGGGAGCCGGCAGTATTGGAATTAGAGGCTTTCAAAAACTTCTCAATGAAGTGGGATCGCCTGGAGTTAATTGCAATTATCGAAACATATAAGTTAAAACTTAAACAAGCAGCATAATGAAAGTACTACCACAAGATATTACTGCTTTCAACAAGGCATTTGATGTTGAGGTTAAATATTTAATAAACCACATCCGTGAGTATCAGAAAGAGCTTTTAAAAATGACGCTGGAGAGCGATAATAAAACAGTAAATCCCGACAGGCAATTTATGCTTGAATTAGTGGAAGAAGGTTTTATTAAAACTGTCACCACATACATTACTCACGCAGACAAAAACCTAAAGGGTAAACGAAATTGGATGGGCAAGGTAAGTGATATTTTAAACAACCATGATTCAATCTAAATCATCTATAACAAACATAAAGCATTTATTATGGTGGGCTATTACTATAGCTGCTGCCATTTTAACACAATAGGAAATGAAAGCAAGTGAATTAAGAATAGGTAACATTGTTATTGGTCACGATGGCCGTTTTCATAAAGTCACAGCATCTTGCATTGTGGCGCAATCTCAATACGATGCCGCAAAAGCTTTAGGGTATAGATCCATACCATTAACAGAAGCAATACTTTTTAAGTGCGGGTTTGTTAATGAATTTTCAAACTCATTTAGCGACCATGTAATACAAATTTTTAAAAACAATGGCAATGTAGCTGGCGCCGAAATTGGAGATTATTATTGTAGTACAGGGCAAAGATATGTATGCTCTTTTAAATTCCTACACCAGCTACAAAACTTATACTTTGTTTTAACCAACGGTCAAGAACTCGAATTTAAACGGTAATTATAATGGCAGCACCAAAAGGAAATCAATTCTGGAAGATTAGGAGTAAACACGGAAGGGATAAGCTATTTGCTTCTCCTTCTTTGTTATGGGATGCGGCATGTGAATATTTCCAATGGTGTGATAACAATCCTTTCCAGGAGGATAATATAGAATTAGTTAAAGTAAATGGTATTGGCGATGAGGTTAGACGCGTACCTATTAATAAGATGCGGCCATATACATTGCAAGGGTTATGCGGTTATCTGGATTGCTCAACGTCATATTTTAGACAATTTAAGTCAGCTGAAAGGGAAAACAGCGAAGATTTTGTGACGATCATTACGCGTATAGAAGAAATTATATACAATCAGAAGTTTTCCGGTGCCGCTGCAGGGTTCTTTAATTCTAACATCATTGCCCGTGATCTGGGCTTAACTGATAAAAAGGAAATCGAGCACTACGACAATACCCCTTTCCTTTCAAACGATCCATTCGATTCAGATGCAACCGACAACGGCGCTTAAAAAAATATCTGCTCTAAAGAAAAAGATTTGGGGCATTCAGGGTGGACAGGGAGCCGGCAAAACATATTCTATTTTAATGCTCCTGATCAACCGGGCAAAGAAGTGCCCAGGTCAGGAAATCTATATTGCATCTGACGAGCTAACCAAGATGCGGAATACAGTAATCAAGGATGCTGTTAAAATTGTTGATGGGCTATTTATTAATTGCCGGAAGGTCGGTATCAGAAGCGGTAGCCCAGCATTATATTTCCCTAATGGATCATTTATTGTATTTCTCGGTTTGGACCAGGAGGATATCGGTAAAGGTTTAAGATCTGATATCATGTTCATCAATGAGGCGAACAAAATAAGCTTCGAGACATACAGAGAGCTTACCAGTAGGGCCAAACGGGTAATAATTGACTTTAACCCAAATAAACGTTTTTGGTTTCACACCGAGATTTTAACGCGTGACGATTGCGATTTCCTTAAACTAACGTTTACAGATAACGAGTTTTTAAGTGAGGAAGAAAAATACGAAATTCTACTTTACAAGCGAAAGGGATATCAATTCGATAATGAGCTGGGCGATTATGCTGTAAACGAAAAAGGCGAATTAATCATTATCAATAACTACTGGGCCAACATGTGGCGTGTTTATGGCCTTGGAGAGGTTGGCCAGGTTGAAGGCCGTATCTATAATTGGCAATCTATATCACTTGCTGATTTCCTTGCCATAAACAAAAAATCATATTTCGGTAATGACTGGGGTAAGGTAGATCCGTGGGGGCTAGTTGAAGTAAAATACCATGACGGAAACTTATATGTTCGTCAGCGTAACTATGCCAGCGAAAACGAAATAGAGCGAAACATGGCCCCTGCATTACTGCAGTCTATCCGTAATTCTGAAACAACCGATTCAAGTGGTGAAAAACATGATGGTTTGGTGTCTTACATGTTCAATAAAATACAGGTACCCAAAGATGCAGTAATTGTGTGTGATAATAACCGACCAAATAAAATCAGATCCCTTCGCCGGGCCGGTTGGGAGTATGCGCTTGCTGTTGGCGGTAAGCTAGATCTAATTAACCGTATCGGTGTTTTATCCGGTTTAAATATATTCTACACTGATGATTCAGTAAACCTTGAAAACGAACAGGAGAACTATTGCTATGCCAAAGATAAAAACGGGATTCTTCTTGAAACTCCGGTAGATCAGGACAACCACCTGATTGATGCGCTTGTTTACATCGTTCAATATTTATTCAAAGAAGGCATCATTAAAAATGTTTAGAAATTATACATTTGTATAATGATTATAATTTTTTCTATATTTGTTGAAAGGTAAAAAATTGATGTCAAACTTCTTTACACGTTTACTGGGGATAAATGAACTAAGACCAAGTGAAGAATTCTTCACCGAGGTTTTTAACGGCTCCCCTAACTTCAATACTTACTATGAGGATCTTCGTAAGTTGGAAGTTATTTTCTCTAACCCGGCGATGCTAAAGGTGGTAACATTACAATGTGACCTCTTTTCATTGGGTAAGATTTATGTGTATAAAGATGGGAAAGTAGTAGATGATGATCCGTTCTTAAAACGCATAAAGAATCCAAATCCATTTCAACAAACATCCAAATTCCTTTGGGATTACATGTTTTGGAATATGATAGGCAATGCATATTGCTATGTGGATAGTAACGTTGTTGAAAACGATTCTAATAAATTTTACTTTCTTTCTCCTGACCGCATTGAATGGCCACAGTATTTCGATAAGATGAAAGATAAAATCATTTTGTCGAAATCCACACTAAACAGTGTTATGGACCAGGATATCGTATACCGTTACCATGATGGTACGTCTTTTAAATTCAAGTGGAAAAACATTATTCATGTTCCGGATTTGACAAATGGTCGCAATTGGTTTAAAGGATCAAGCCGTATAGATGCACTTTACAAGGTGATCAGCAATTCGGAAAAGTCTTTAGATAGTAAGAATATAAACATTGATTTCTCTGGTAAGTACATGGTTGCAGGTAAAGCAGATCCGGAAAATATCAGTGAAATACCAATGAGTGGCGATGAGCAACAGGATATTGAAACCAAAATGAATGGCCGTAAACGCGTACATGCTGTTAAGTCGATGATTGATATCAAAAGGTTCGTCGAAAATATCGGCATTCTTAAGCTTGATGATAGTTACCTGGCTGACTACTTTATTATTGGTTCAATGTATGGTATCCCTCGTGATGTTTTAGAGGCTTATCGTTCATCAACCTACGAGAACCAGGAGAAAGCCAGAGGCGCACACGTTAGCTACTGCTTGCAGCCAAAAGGCGATCAATTCTTTAGTGGTTTTGAAGTAAAGTTTAATTATGGTGACAAAACTATAGTCGTTGACTGGGAACACCTACCATTTATGCAGGCATTCGCCAAAGAACGGGCAGAAACAAAGAAAATATTGGTTGAATCATTTACAAGTCTTTTAAACGCTGGCGTATCTCGCGATGATGCGAATGTGTTTTTAGACACAGAATTCAAAACAGGCGATGGAAAAACAGCAAAAGGACAAGCTTAATGTAATTAAGAGTAAAACAGATAATGAAGCCCTTAAGGCATCAATAGATAAAAAGTTAAAAAGCATCAATAAACCGATAAAGAAATGATTTACTGCAAAGAACTTAAAAAAAGCTTCAATACTCCACAGGAGTTGTTCAAAGCATTAATCGACAATAAGTCCAGCATTAAGGCCTTAAAAAAATCTGCCGTAAAATTTACGGATGGTTTTGATTGTTTATTCTCAGATGGAGAAGCTAAGTCTGGAATTGTTTCCAAAACAAACGATGCTATTACCGATAACCCTACTGAGATTAAAGTTCGTGTAGTAATGAATACTACCAACATTTTGGATAGTCACGGCGATGTTCATATTGATGGCCTTTGGAAACGAACACTGCAGCATTCAAGTAGCAAATTGCACCTTCAAGAGCATAAAAGGGATTTTGACAAGGTAATTAGCAGCAACGCTAAGGCTTACGTTAAAAACGTTTCATTCGGCGAGTTAGGCGCTGAATACGAAGGTAACACACAGGCGTTGATTTTCGATAGTGTTGTGACTGCCGAGCGAAATCCAGAAATGTTCAAACAATATAAAAATGGATGGGTAAACAACCATTCAGTAGGTATGCAGTATGTAGATTTTGTTGTTTGTATTAATTCCGAAGAAAAGTGGGCCAAAGAAGAAAAAGAGAATTGGGATAAATACTACCCACTTATTGTAAATAAGGATGATGCCGATGCAGATGGTTATTTCTGGGCAATCCTGGAAGCAAAATTATTAGAAGGTTCAGCTGTGCTATTCGGTAGCAACTGGATCACTCCAACATTAGAAAATAACTTAAAGTTCGATGATTCACCTTTGAGTAAAGATAAAAACGACTCGCCAGCAGGCACTCAAACAATTAACAGTTTTATTAACTTAATTTAAATTATCATGTTTGAATACAAAACTGATGAAGAATTAGCTAAAATGTCTGCTGATGAGCGTGATAAATACGCCAAAGACAAACGAGCTTATGAGAAAGGGCTTATGGATAAAGCTATCCAAGATGCCATTAACAATTTGCCGAAAGGCTTAACCGATGCGCAAAAAACAGAAATCGCGCAATTCATCAAAGATCAAAACAAAGACAAAGAAGGTATTTCTAAGGCTGAGTTTGACGAGCTTAAAGAGCAGTTAAACCAGTTAAAGGAAACGCAATCTGGATCAGTTTCAGTTTTTGGTGATGAAGCGATGTTTGCTGATATCGAAGAAGGATTGAAAGATTTCATTCCATTGGTGAAAAAAGCAAAGGAAGAAAATTCTGGTACAGAAAAAGACTGGGATATCGAAATGACTGTAAAGGCAGCTGTAAACATTACTACCGGTGCTATTACCAATCAAACCGCTACCCCTGTTAATTATGTTTACCAACAGGTAAATGAATACGCCGAGAATATACGCGCATTAGAGTACATCCTTTCTTTCTTAAGTACTGGCGGTACCAATAAAGCAACTATCCCTTACATGGATAAATTGCCGACTGAGGGCACAATGCAGATTACTGCAGAAGGCGCTTTAAAACCGCTTATTTCTATCAGCTTTAAACTGAACTACTCAACAGCTCAAAAAGTTGCCGGTAGAACTAAAATTTCGGAGGAAGCATTGGACGATATCTCGTTCATCATGTCAACCATAAGAACAGAATTGAAGTACGAGCACGATTTAGCTGTACAGGCTGCTGTATTTACTAAAGTAGCTTCATTTGCTCCTGCTTTCGTGGCCGGTGGTATGGCTGCTGGCACTGATCTTCCATCTAATTTTGATGCATTGCGTGCCGCTATTTATGCGGTAAAAATTCAGTCTAAAGGCCGTTTTATTCCGAATATGGTTCTTGTTCCTTCGGCTGATGCCTATAACATGGGTGCAACCAAAGACAAAAACGGCCAGTACGTTTTACCAACGTTCGTATTGCCTGATGGATCTAAAGTTTCCGGTGTTCTGATTGTGGAGGTTTCGGATGGTTCAGTAGCAGATGGTTCGTTCATCCTGGGAGATTGGAAACGATTGAAATACAATGTATACAAAACATTCACTATCAGGATTGGCCAGGGTATCAACACGATTGATATCGCAGGCACTCCAACAATTGTGAGTGACTTTGAAAGCAACATGTATACCTTACTTGGAGAAAGCCGCTTCCACTTATGGATTTACGAAAATGAAAAAGTGGCGTTTGTTAAATCAACTTTCAACGCTGTTAAAACGGCAATCGAAAAACCTGCAGCATAACATATCCCCTTCGGGGGATTATTTTACCAAAGGTTATTTTAATCACATTTAAAGCTATAGTTATGGCAGAAGAAACAAAACCAAAGGCACTTACTACAGAAGAAGTAGTAAAAAGCCAGGCGGCTTATAAAGGAAAAAGCCAATCTGATCTTGTCGATATCGTTATCGTAAATGATGGCAGTTTCTACAAGAAAGGTGACAAAGACAGCGTGCACCCTACAACAGCAGCTATCTTAAAGAAAAAAGGTCTTATTACATCTTACAAAGGCGAGCCTAAAGAAGAAAAATAATGAACCTGATCGATGCAACATATTTTATCGGTGAGATCAATGTGCCAAACACAGATACTCCAGCTGTGCAAGAAAATATCAATTTCTTTATAAAGAAGTATGAGGCAAAATTTCTTAAAACGCTTTTGGGAGTATCTGTGTACGCTTCGTTTATTGCGGAAATGGCTAAGCCAGTGGATGAGCAGGCTCAGATTTGGAAGGATTTAAAAAGCAAATTGGTAGATGAGGAAAACAAACAAAGTCCCATTGCAAATTATGTATACAAATTCTTCCAATATAATGGGTTTACTGTAACAACAGGAACCGGCGAGACTAAACCTAAAAATGAAAACTCAACCCGGGCGAGTATTGTACCAAAAGTTGTAAGGGCATGGAATGAAATGAGTGATTGGGTAATCGAAACAAGGGGTTGGTTTGTTGATTTTTATACAGAAAACGACTTTAATGGTTATTACCTGTCATCATGGCCCGTGTGTAACGATGAATTTGCCAAAATTAATCGATGGGGATTATGAACAAGCCAATAGTATTAGTTGATCTTTTTCGGACCATTACCAAATCGGTTAGTGAAAAGCTTACAGCTCAGTTAAAATTGGTTGATCCGCTTATTGATGGGGTTCACTACAAGCATGGCCACCCTTTGGAGATATTGGAAATTCTTGATGAATTAGCAAAAGGAATAACAACCAAGACAAGTAGGTACCCACTGATAGGATTGTTTCAGGATATCCCTGAATCGATCGATGTTCAAGAGGGGTTTTATGGTGATGTTAGTTTTCATTTGATAATTGCCAGGCCAACAGATCCGAATTATAGGGCAGCTAAAAGGTATGAGGTCAACTTTAAGCCGATACTATACCCTATTTATACCGCCTTGTTGGAAGAAATTAGGCTTTCAAAGTTCTTTTTTCTTGTGGATAATAAAATACCTCACACGAAAATTGACCGGCTTTATTGGGGGAGAGAGGGGCTTTATGGCAATGAAGGCAACGTTTTCAATGATAGAATAGATTGCATCGAGATTAGAGATTTAAAACTTAGAGTTAAAACACAAAATTGTTAATATTATGATGAATAAATATCAATGCAGGCAAGTTGGTTCAAATACTGGCTTCGGCGATTGCACATTAGACATCGATAAGGTTAAAGGATTTTTTCTTGTCGGCCAGGATTTTAAAATCCCTGCTGCCTCAATGGCATCGGCCGCGGCATTAATGGCGTTTTTATTGGCAGCTTCTACAGCTGATTCAAAAGAGGCCAGAATTTATCCTGTTCACCAATTATTGGATGTTACAGATAACAGCGAGGATGATGTAACCCAAACTTATGGTTATGGTCCATCGGTAACCGTTCGCGATGGTTATTACAATTGGGAATTCCCTTTCCGTAAAGGTGGTTTTTGTTTATTGTTAGCGCTGCAGCAATTCAATGGGGATTCGAAGAAAGTAATTTTCTACGATGAAAATTGGTTACTTTTCGGTACTGCTGATGGTGATGATCTTGCCGGAATTCCTTTGAACGAATTTTATGCGCCTAAATGGGGTGTAGCAACCGGATCGACTAAATCAAACCTCCGTGTTAAATTTAGCTTTGCTCCAGTACACATCAACAAGGCATTAGCGTATGTTAAATTCGATGCGTTCAACCCGGAATTGATTAAAGGTTTGCGCAACATTACACTTAAACTGTTCAGCGCCGCAAAACCGGTATACAAAGTAAATTTATTTACCGGGTGTAATTCGGCAAACTTGTTTGAGACATTCCCGACTGAATTTGCGGATGATGCTTTGTGGATTGCCACAAATGCCGCTACAGGTGCCGCAATTACGGTTACTTCTGTCGCTGCAGATGCAAACGCTAAAGCGTACACTGTGACGTTGGATAGTACCGACCCGGATTATCCTGCCGTTGGCACAATTAATTTAACCCTTGCCGCTCCATCAGTGTTAAAAGCTGCTGGCATCATTGGTTATGAAGGTTTAACATTAGAAATCGTAAATGTATAATGAAGAAGCCAATCACAAAAATTGCATTCAACAAGGTATGGGCGTTGAGTGTAAGTAGGGATGAATTTATTAAGGCTTTATCGCCTGCTTATCCTGATAATGATTTAGGATCTGAATACGATAAAATAGTTCCTCCAAAGCCTGGTAAAGAGCAGGTAAAGGAAAAATAAAGAAATCGCTCAGCATTAATTTGTTGGGCGATTTTTGTTGTTAAATAATTTAAAATTATACATTTGTATAATAATTATAATTCGTGACGATACATGAGCTGCATAGAAGGGTTAAATCATTAAATCAGTCAATAAGGCATGATGTAGAGGGTATTGTTAAAAAAACCTCTTACGAAATGACAACTCTTAACCAAAACCAGCTATTTAACTATGGTATCGGATCAGATGGTTTAAAGCTTGCCCCATACAAAAACAAGTATTACGCGCAGGAAAAGAACTACATGAACAGGCGGCCAGGGCTTGGCATTCCAGATTTACGACTAAGCGGACAATACTATAACGGTATGAATGTGATAGTTGAAAACTACACTTATAAAATTACCAGCTCGGATTCGAAGGCAGATAAGTTGGAAAGAATGTATCCTAAAGCAATGGGGCTCACTACACCGAGCATGAAGTCATACGCACATGGGGTATTTTTTATAGAGTTAAGAACATTAATTACATCTAAAACAGGATTAAAATTCGCATGAGCATTTTATTTATCATTCTAGCAGTACTTACAGGCATAGTATTTTTTTTTAGCTATCTGCGTTTTGTGTGTTTTCTGTGGCTACAGGCAAGCTGAAAAAGACCATGGACACACTGTTTCAAAGTGGGGGATGAAGCGATGATTTATTACAAAAACTGTAATGATCTGCCTTTGTACAATTTTATCAAAGTTGTGGTTACGGGTGATCATACCTGGTTAGTAAAATCTAAAGAGGCTAACGAGAAGCCTAATGCTGAATACCTAATGGTTTTGTGGGACCAGATAACTAAAGAATATAACGATTGCTCTGGAGATATCACGGCCTCACACGCTTTCAATCTGAGGAAAGACATAAACATCCTTAACGATAAAATGGCATTGGTTCAGATGACTGTTTTGTTTCTGACCAAATATTACAGTACTGATTTATGTGATCTTCTCCGTTCAATGGGGTTTTTATACGATTACACCCCGGAAACTCTGGAGAACGATTTAAAAATGACCATTGCCGAGTGTAAAACAATGCTCGATGAACTTAAAGAGTATGAACGGGAATATCTGGAGATAATCCAGCTAAATGACGAAAATAAACCAACTGAGCAAGGTTACGCTAAAATACTTGCTCAGCTATCAAAATACATGGGGTTCAGAATTGATCCTAAAACAGCAACCGTATTGGAGTTTTTGGAATACATCAGCTTATCAAGAGTAGAAGAAAATGGAAAATGAAAGCATAAATCGGATAATTGACCCGGCCGCGTTTGATCAGCTAAATAAATTAGAGGATTATTTAGATAAACTTATCAGAAAGTTTATTGAAACTGCTGCTAAAGCACAGACTTTAGGGGAAACATTGTCGCGATCTAATCTTGCTAATTATTCTAAGGCTTCCGATGATTCATCTGCAGCGCTTGATAAAATGGCGCGTGCACAGGCAAATGTTGAGAGGCAGGAAATCGCATTGCGAGAAGCAAGGAGAAAGGCTTTTGATGATTTCGAAAAGAAGGTTCAAAAGCAAATCGAACTTGACAACAAGCGCGCTGCTCAGGTCGAAAAAAACGCCGAAAAGCAGAGGCAGGCCGAATTAAAGTTGGAAGCCGACAGAAAGAAAGCTTTTGATAATTACGAGGCCGCCATGGCCCGTAAAGCCGCCGCAGATGAGAAGGCAGCCGCTAAGATTCAAGAAAATAGCCGGGCTTACGTTATCCTTTCAAATGACTTGGAAAAAGCCAGGAAGAAAGCGCAAGATTTCGCTATCGCTTTTGGCGAAAACTCAAAGCAGTTTATTGATCAGGCTAAAAGCGTAGGCGCTTTGGATGCCAGGCTGAAAGCCATTGACGCAACGTTAGGCAAATATGGCAGAAATGTAGGAAATTATAGCTCAGGATGGAACGGGTTAGGAAATAGCATAAACCAGATTACAAGGGAGTTTCCTGCTTTTACTAATTCAATTCAAACCGGTTTTTTAGCTATTTCTAACAACTTACCTACCTTTTTTGATGAAATTAAGCGCACGCAAGACGAAATCAAAACGTTACGTGCGCAAGGCGAAAAGGTACCTGGTTTATTCCAGCAATTAACATCGTCTGTTTTTTCGTGGGGAACCGCTTTAAGCATTGGTGTGACTTTACTTACAATGTATGGTAAGGACTTGGTAGAGTATGCTGCACAGGTATTTAAAGTTGCAAAAGCACATGACTACTTAACCGAAACAAAAAAACAGGTAAATGATGCTAACCTAAAGGGCGCAAAAGATGCACAATTAGAGATAGTTGAGTTAAAAACGGTTTATGATACAGCTAAAAACGTAGCGTTAAGCTCTCAGCAGAGGTACGATGCGGCTAAAAAGCTTCAAGATCAGTATCCGAAAACTTTTGAGAATTTCTCTGTTGAGCAGATTCAGTTAGGAAAGGTAGATACGGCTTATAAAAAACTTGCAGAAAGCATTATTGCCACAGCCAGGGCAAGAGCTTCACAAGAGAAGATTGCTGAAAACAGTTCTCGACAACTTGAAAATGACCAAAAAATTGCTGACGCGCTTATTGAATATGATAAACAGAGGCTTATTGCAAGAAATGCACTTGCTAAGATGAAAGACCCGGCATATTCACAATCTGCCCGTTCGTTGGCTAGTGAAGCAGCTTATGCAGAGGAAAGACAGGCAAAAGCCGCACAAACTATTCGGGAAGCAAAAAAGGATTCATTAGTTCTTGATCAAAGAAATCTTAACCTCACGAATAATATCGTTAAGCAGCAACTTAAAGGTGCCGATATCGCTGATTATACTGCAACTAAAACCAAAGACGGTAAGATCGATAGTTCTGGTCAGGACGCTAATAAAGCAAGGCTTGAAGGCATTAAAAATACTGCAAAAGAAATTGCAGATAATGAGAAAGAAAATTTCGCTATTCGTTTGCAGGCTTTAGAATCTTACCAATCAGCAGCAGAAGGAATAGTAAAGAGCGATGCTCAAAAGGATATTGAACATGCGAAAGGCCACAAAGGCCAAATTGCTGCAATAAAAGCGCAGGAAGCATCTGATCTGGAGAAGGTGGCTATAGATGTTAATAAGATGAGGGTTGATATGACCGATAAAGCTAATAAAGCTGTTCGTGATTCTTTTGCTGAATCTGAAAAAAAGGAAATTCAATCAATAACCGATTCTAATAACGATAAGCTTGAATTAATTGAGAAGTTCAGGGCAGAGGCAGCGCAAGGAGTAGCGGAGCAATATGCAGCAGGTATTATTTCTAAAAAGCAGTACGAGGAAACTCTATATGAGATTGAGAAACAGGCCGCGCTTGATAAGCTAAAAGTTCAAATAGATGCCACTGATAAAATAATCGCCATTCAGAGGGAAGATCTAAAGCAAAATATTGGTACACAAAAGGAGCTTTCGGATAACGAGAAGAAGTGGACAGATTTAAAGATTCAATATTCTAAGCTTGCTACTGATGCCAAAATAAAGGATAAAGAGCGAGAGCTTGCAAAAGAAAAAGAAGTTCGAGACAAAATAATCGAGTTAGGTCAGGAAGTTTTAAGCTTCACCAAATCGCTTGGTGATGGCATATTTACCAGAAGGCAAAACCAAATTCAAGAGGAAATTGATGCTAATGAAAAGAAAACTGCATTAGACATTGAAAACGTTAACGAAAGTGTTTTATCTGAGGAAGAAAAGGCCGATAGGATAGCCATTATCAATGCTAAAGCTGATGCTCAGCAGAATTTGCTTGAACAAAAGCAAAGGCAACAACGCATTCAACAGGCAAAGTTCGATAAGGCCGCTGCAGCTACTTCTGTTATTGCAAATACGGCTGTAGCAGTTATGAAAACTTACGCTACTGGCTTGGGATTTTTTAGCCAGCCATTGGCAATTATTCAGGGTGCAATCGGAGCAGTTCAGTTAGCCACAGTATTAGCTACTCCAATCCCTAAATACTGGAATGGTACACCGGTAGGCGGCCACCCGAACGATGGTTTAGCCATGGTTGGTGATGGCTATAAACATGAGCTGATTATCGATCCTGATGGAAATATGTCAATTTCTCCGAACCGTCCTACATATACCATGCTTAAAAAAGGTACTGAGGTTATTGGCGGCGATAAATTTGAAAGGATGATTAATTATCCATCGCAATTTCTGGAAAATGGATCTAAAACTTTTGATGATAGTGGCATTAGATATGATTTGAATAGGGTTGAGAAGGCAATAAAATCAACTTACGGAAGCAAGCAACCGGTTATCATAGATAATGGCATATCAAAAGTTAGGAAATGGGCCACTTCCAAAGAATTAAATAACTACAACTACAGAAAATAATGGTAAAATTTAAATATTACTTCACGGTAGATAGCAATAGAACTGAACTTATTTTTTCACCTATAGATTGGAATAAAAATTCTATAATTTCCTACAAACGCTCTCCAAATTACTGGGGAATGATCAGAAGCCTGGCATTTCCGATGGATTTTGTTTTAGATGCCTACCATATTTTAGACCAAGCAGTTAATAAATATGGCTTCGAGGCTGTTGTTTTGTTTGAAGTTGAGCAACTGATCCCTTCTACGTTGCAGTACAAAATCATTTACCGTAATAATATCGATTTTTCTAAGTTCGTTAAGGGCGGCGATTCATTTAGTGTTACCCTGGCTGATTTTGGACCAGCTGAAAATATCAAAGCAAATGAAAGTGTAAAATATGAGTATCGGTTGATTGGTGATGATGTGGTAAATATGGTTTTACCTGGTGTTGGATTTTCGGAACGATCAACCTTCATTTTTCCTAATCTTGGCGAAAGTGATAGGTTTATGCCGGGTATTGATTTGGTAATAAACCAATCGGCATCAGAGTTCGTAACCGTTCAAAATGTTGAGCAACAGGAGAATTTAAATGATGATGTTTTTTCTTCTTCCGGCAACTGGTTTGTCAAAGGTAATAGGCCTGGAGGTGTTCAAATTAAAGTAAAAGGATCTATAACGGTTGATGCCTACCGGCCACCGCTAACTGACCATGGTAATGACTTCGCTATTTTGTTAAAGGATCAAACAAACGGAACGGTGAGGACAATATTTCAATCACCATCATTAAATCAAAATCAGCATTATATTTATGATATACCTTTCGATTTCGATTTAAATATAGCTCAGGACCAAAGATTTTTTCTTTACATAAGAACCGATGTTAAACCAAGTGATTTAAAAGTTACTGTAACAGATGGAGATTTGGCAGTAAGCTATAGCGAGGTATCAGATCCATCTAACTGCAAAGGAATATCTGCTTTCAATCTTTACAAAAGGATAATGAACCGCATTACGCCGGGCACTTCTATTCAGAGTAAGCTTATAAACAACAATTGGCCAAACTTAATTTTTACTTCCGGCGATGGAATCAGGGAGATTGCGAATGCGAAAATTAAAATATCCTGGAAGGACTTCTTTAGCACAATAAATGCAATTGAAGATGCCGCATTTGGTTTTGAGAACGAAAAGGCGTGTTTAGAAGATAAACCGTACTTCTTTAGGAATGGTCAGGCGTTAGACTTGGGTAATGTTGCAGATTTAGATTGCGAAATATCAACCGCTGAGGATTTAATTTTCAATTCCTTAAAAATAGGTTACAAGGATGGCAACACGGACGATACCGATGGAAAATTAGAGTATAACAGTGGTCAGGAGTGGGCAATGCCAATTGCAAGGCTGACAAGGCCAGAAGATTATACCAGCCCATCAAGAGCAGATCAGTATGGAATTGAGCAATTAAGGGTTGAATACAATGTTACCAAAATAAAATCTACAGACGATACTTCCAGCGATAACGATTGCTTCATGCTGGATTGCTACATCGATGGTATTAATTATCGCCCAATTTTAGGCAGTTCTTACCAGAAAGTTACCGGCGTTACTAATGCTGCTACATGTTACAATTTAAGATTAACCCCTAAAAACAATTTATTGCGGCACCAGGGCTTTTTAAGGTCAATGTTGGATAAGTTGGATGGGCGTTACATAAACTTTGCCAGCGGTGTTAAAAACACTGAATTAGAAACCATTAAAAACGGTGTCCGGGTAAAAGAAGATGAGAATATACCGGTATCGTCATTGGCAAACAGATATTTCATGCCGTATTACGCCACAATTAAAACAGGGCTTCCACAGCATCCGACGGATTTGATTGATAACAACCCTTTCAATTACATTAAATGGACATGGAAAGGCAAGGTTTACAAAGGCTACATCTGGGATATGAATGTTGATATCGCCGAAAACACCCAAAGAGAACTAAAACTATTATTAACTGCTGACAATATTTTATAATTATGTTCAAGATTGCCCTATTAAATTCCCTTAAATGGGTAGACACGGCCAATATCAACAATAGTTTTGACGGCGATTTTGCTATAAACCAATTGTTGAGCTATCAGGATCCGAAATGCTATTTTCAGAAGTGGCAAAAATCGGATACGATTAGGCAGCAAGTTTTATCGGATTATGCGCCTACTGCTTTGCTATTGCGCGAATTTAACACAAATAAAATCGTTTCTTCAATAGATTGGCAGCCACAGCCTACTATGATCATTGGCCAGACATTCAAAGTTTATGAGCTTTCATTTATTCTCAACTTTAATGAAGGCAAATATTATGCTGAATTCAGTTACGATGATTCGACAATTGTTCACCGTATGGTTTCGGAGCCCTTCCATATTAAAACTAAATGGGATAACACCGTTTTACTGAAATATAAAAACTCTGAAAACGATAAGGATGTGATTTTTGATACTGGTATTGAATTTCAATTTCGTGTTGAGGGGGCTGTTCGGTATAATGGACCAGGTAATAAGCGTAACGTTTACAACGATCAGGATATCAACCCAACATTGTTAAGCGCTACCTCTTATCGCAGGTTTAAGCTGTTCATTGGCTATAAATACGGGGTGCCGTTTTGGGTGCAGGATAAGATAAACACCATTATCACAGTCAACCAGGTTAGTTACAATAATGTTTTCTACCAAACACCTGCAGAAGCCGAATGGGAAGATGAAAAAAATGATGCAAATGATTTCATCGGGGCCAGCATTGAGGTATACCCAACCGATAATAATTTTTCAAAATACACAACCACTCCAGTAAACGAGGATAACGAATTTACTCCTATGCAAAAAGTACTACCATACACCGGGATTTCAGCAGACTTTGGTATTGCCGGTAAATTTAAATACCGCTCATTGTTAGAGCATATTTGTATTATCAAAAGAACCGCACCGGAATTTGTATTGAAAGTTGGAACTACAAACGGAGGCGAAGAAATCGGGCAATTTACTGTTGATGATTTCGAAAATACATTCACCATTGAACATTTGTTTTCCGGTACAGCAACTGTTTATTTAAGTGGCATTGATGGGGCTGATATTGATTTGGATGTTATTTATAAGCAATTGGATGAAAAACCGGTTCCCATTACTCCAGTGGATGGCGTAGGTACCAAAGAGGGGAAAGGCACCACTAAAGTTTATACCGAAATGGAGGCTGGTGATTTGGCAATTCATTGGGATACCAATACAGGACTTGGTCGCGCAAATACTGCATGGGATGGTTGGGCGTGGATGGATGGTAGAAACGGCATGCCCGATTGGACTAAGCGTGTGCCACTAATGTTGGACGAAAGCGATCCTAATTGGGATTTAACAAAACTAGGCACTGAAATTGGTTCAGATAAGATTACCATAACAAAAGCAAATTTACCTGCCGAAGGCCTTAATATTTTTGCAGGAAGCGTTGGCGGTTCAGGGGGTGATATACCTGGTGCTAACGATAGCGTTGCACGGGCTCGTTCTGTTGGTAGCCAAAATTTAAACTATGAAATTGTTAAGGGTTCTGTGGGTGCGACATTAGGAAAAACTTCCAACATGGGAAGTGGTGTTGCAATCGACCATGTTACTAATGGTATTATTTCTATTTGGGTTGGTAAAAAGATAGATTAATAATTTAAAATTATACATTTGTATAATAATTATAATTATGGGTAAGCATGATTTAAAGTGTAAAGAGCTACAGGTTAAGAAGATCATTAACAAGGAAGATGATTCTGTGATCGATGTTTCGAATGTGCTAAGGCAAACTGGAACATTCGAATACGATGACTTTGATCTTATACCCCTATGGGTAGTAAAATTACTAATTTCTCAATCGCAGCCACCGTTAACCTTCACACAAGCTGATTTAGTTAGCGATGGGGGAGGTGGATTTACTTTGCCTATAAACTTAACAGGCACCCAGATTACTGCAGCTGTAAAATCTTCAAATGGTTTTGCAAAAGCCGGTGGCGATGTTCAGAGTATTAACGGATTCACCAGCAACGAAGCTCAGACCATTACTGTTTTTGTTTTGGGAGAACCTGGGCCAGCAACAATACCATTTAAAAATTTCGCCTCAGTAAATGCGCTTTATCAAATCGGATCAGATCCGGTAGCAACATTACTTGCAGGAGAGACAATAAACATTACTAAGCCATCGAGTATAGTAATAGCTTTTGCAAGCGCTCCATCCGGCTTCGAATATGGACTAGTAAACCAAAACAACACATTTCTTACCAATCAGGATGGAGGCGATAGGGTGCAAACCATCCCACACGAATGGAATTTACCATCAGATACAACTTTAATAAATATTGCAGGAGTACCATAATTATGAAAATAAAACTATTAATAATGCTCATGCTCGTAGGATTCGGGGCATCGGCACAATTCACAAACTTCAATCAATATGGAGTACAGAAAGCCGCTGCGGGCGATAGCTTGCGCCTAGTTGGTTCTACGACGGGGCAGTACTTATACCTTCCTACTACCAAGATGCTGCGCGCAGCAATCGCAAGTTCCGCATTAACATTTAACAACGGACTAACTAAAACAGGCAATAATGTTATTTTAGACGGTGACGCTAACTGGGTATATCCAAGCTCGGTTGCTATAGGTTCGACTGGATTAGGTCGCTTATATATGGCTAGTGATTACGCCGTGTTTGGTGTAACAACCCCATCTGTTTATAAATACAGAGGGTTTAATATCGAAAGTGGTAAAAGTCCTTTAGTTTATGATGACAGCTATTTAAAAGGCTTATTCGGATATGCAGATTATTCTGCAAACTACAACCCCGCTACAGATGGTGCGCTTTACGCTCAATACGCAGGGGTTGAAAAGCTAATTGATAGCGCTATAACAGACATAGGGTTAGGCGATTACGTTACCAAAACCGGAACTGAAACACTTACCAATAAAACGCTTACTGCTCCGGATATTAACGCGCCAAGCATTACTAACGGGACGGCGAACTCTATGGCTTTGGTTAACGGTACGATAAACGCAACTCCAATCGGAGCAAGCATACCGAGTACTGGAAATTTCACCACTGCAAACGCTACGGCTTCATCGACGCTTCAATTAATAAGCCAAAAAGGCGCGGCAAACGGTTATGCATCATTGGGAGCCGATGGTAAAGTACCGAACTCACAAATACCTGCTTTAGCTATTTCGGAGACTTTCCCGGTAGCCTCGCAAGCCGCAATGTTGGCGTTGTCCGGAGCTGAACAGGGTGATGTGGCGGTAAGAAGCGATATCAGCAAATCTTTTATTTTACAGCAATCTCCTGCAAGTACTTTGTCTAATTGGGTTGAACTTTTAACGCCTACCGATGCAGTACAAAGCGTTAACGGAATGACTGGTAATGTTACTGTTGACGATGTACCTAAATGGAATGGTAGTTTATTTGATAACGGTTCAATTAGCAGTGATATAGACTATATTTTAGGCCGTAAAACTGGTACCAATACAATGGGACTTTTTAGTTTTGATACTATTAAAGCAGCTTTAGGATTAATTAATGCTACTACTAATCCTTCTGCTTTTACTGCTGGAAGAATACCGTTTACTACAGGAGATCACACGTTGGCGGACAATGTCGCTCTGCAATGGAACAATACTACTGCCAGTTTTGGGATAGGAACAGCCCCAACCGCAAAACTTCACGTTGTAGGCACTCCGGTTGCTTCTGGAACATCTGGATTAAACGCGACAAACGTTTTAACTGTTATTGGTGCTAACGGAGGAAACAACACCGCCGTTTCTGGTTTTGCTTTAGGTGGTACTGGCGCAAAAGTAAGAATCGTAGGCGGTAACGGAGGAACGTCGGTAACATCTTCTGGCACAAGAATAGGCGGTACTGGTGGCGATGTAGATGTTATTGCAGGCAATGGCGGAGACACGAATACCACAGGAACATCGGGGAACGCCGGAAATGCTAATTTTCAAGCCGGCAGCATTAGTACCGGGGTACCAGGAGCACAAGCAGGTAAAGTTTTCATTAAAGGCGGTCAAAACAATATAGTAGGCGGTTTAGGCGGGGGCGTATATCTTATACCTGGATTTGGTGACAATAACTCAAGCGGAACCGGGAAAAATTTAGCTTATGACGGTAACATATATCTAGGCGCTACAGAATCGGGAAACTTGCGTGGTGCTACTGTTGTTGGATCAAGTGTATCGGATGGTGTAAATGATTTTCAAGTTTATGGAAATAGTAAGTTTAACGGAGCTGCACAAGTTACAGCTACTCCATCAAATAGTATTGATGTATTAAGACTGGCGGATGTGGCCACTGGCCAAACTATTGGGGCTAATACTACAGGTAATGCTTCAAGCGCTACAAATTGGAATACAGAAGAATACGCAGGAGCAACAAATACAAATCCAACGGGAGAGGTTATGGCGTTTAATGCTGCTACCTTAAAATGGAATCCAACACCTATAAGCAACTTAAAATCAAATTTAGCCACAAGCTTACAGGACGTGACAAGCGTAGGTAATACAACTAATCAAGGTATAATAGTTACTGACGGAACTATATCAGGGACATTAACATACGGAGGGGGACAAGCGCTTATTGGAACAACATCTAACCACCCTTTAGCATTATTCGCAAATAACAGCGTAGCGGCTACAATATCGGCAAATGGAAATGTTGGTATTGGCGCAACGCCTGCAAGCGGTATTAAATTTCAAACAAGGGTTGGATCGGATCAAAACTTTGGTGTTTTTTCGTCATCAGGATCGGTAGGAATAAGCGCTTTTAATGATGCTGTAAACGCTAACACACCCTTAGATTTTAATGCCTCAAAATACAATTTTAAACAAGGTAATATCGGTATCGACAATGCTTCACCATCTGAAAAATTAGACGTTGTAGGTAATGCGAAAGTAAGCGGATTTGTAAGGGGTAGCTCAATTACATCTACTTCCGGCGGTGCTTCCGAGGTTACCTTAAATAACAGCGGCCAGGGTGTTTTCAAGGCTTCCGCAACGAAAACAATAACCATCGACCCGGATGCACAAAAGATACAGTTTGTTAACGGGCAAATTACGAACCTTGTTTTTGCTCCACCGTCTACTACAAGAACAATTACAATACCTGATAACACGGGAACTGTAGCGTTAACATCTGATATAACCAATGCTGTTGCCTCTAAAGCTAACACAAACGGTGGTAATACTTATGGAGGGGTTCAAACATTTACCAATGGAAGCATTCAGGCTTTAGCTGGTTTTTCAGATTCTGGCTATTTAAATACGTTGCAGTCAGATCAACTAACAACAAATGTTACATCATTCCTGCCAAGGTACGGAGGTGTTTTAGCAGCAGTTCCAGCAATTGGAGGTACAGCCCCAACCCCTACGGGCACAGGTATAAAAGGCCAGGTAATTATAACAGGCGGTTACCGGTATGAGTGTACCGCTACAAATACGTGGGTTAGATCAGCAATAGAAACAACTTGGTAATTATGAAAATAGAAGCTTATACAATAACAATTTTGGTGGCAGTACTTGGTAGTAGTGTAATTACTGCCATCATAGTTTGGATTGCTAACAAAGGTAAAACCCAAGCGGAAACCCAAAATATAATCGCTGATACCTACGGCAAAATGTTTGATGATTTAAAAGATCAGATAAAATATCAAGGCGATCAAATTGGGGCCCTACAGCAAAGAGAGCTTGAATACTTAAAGATCATTCATGGCCACCAAGAAACAGAGAGAGAGTTGCGAAAACAGATTGCAGCGCTCGAAAATAAATTATCACTACGTATCACAAAAATAGAACAGGAGAATCAATAATGAATATATCAGCAAACGGAATTGCCTTCATTAAGAATGAGGAAAAATTCAGAAGTAAGCCATACTTAGACAGCGTTGGAGTGCCTACCATCGGTTATGGCTCCACGGTATATGAAAATGGGAAGGCAGTAACCTTAAAGGATGCGCCAATAACAGAAAAACGCGCTACTGAGTTGCTCATTCATAAACTTTCTACCAGATACCTGCCAGCAGTAAACAAAGGGCTTAAAGTGGCTGTAACTCAAAATCAGTTCGATGCATTAGCCTCCTTCATTTACAATGTAGGGCCAGGTGGTACAGATTCAACTTTATTCAAAAGGATAAACGCCGGCATTAAAGACCGGGCCACGATTGAATATTGGTTTGGGGTATGGTGCAAAGGGACCGTTAAAGGCAAAAAAGTTGTATTGCCAGGTTTAGTGGCCAGGCGCGCGAGAGAAGCAAATTTATTTTTAAAGTAATATGGAAACAAAAACACAATTCGGGATTGGCAGCTTTGCCAAACATGCGCCCAAGTGGGTTGTACCCAGCTTATCAATTGCTATCCTGGTGATTGGTACAGCTCAATTTTTAATATCTGGTGATCCTGGAATAACACCTGCAGTTAAAGAAAGGGTAAGCCACTATTTAACGGGCATAGGAATGCTTATCACAGCAATCGCGCCTTTCTTTGGTGTTGATTTAAAGCAAAAAAAATAATGAGAAGGAGAAGGGAATTAGATTTAAGATACGATATCGAGGATGTTGTAAAATCAAAAGGTAAAGGTATTTTAGGATGGCTTATTAAAGGGCTGCTTGCTGCTCTGGTTGATGCACTCCTAAACATGCTTAAGGAAAAGCAATGGGTGGAATTACCCGAAGATGAATTATAGTTAAAAGCCTTTCAGAAATGAGAGGCTTTTTCTTTGAATATTTCCCAGGTACCATTCTCTAAACCTTGATGTATCACCCTTTCATCAATCGGCATTTCGTATGGATCGTTATCATCCATTGCGCTTATTTTGTAGCCTCCATCATCGTATAGATGGACTATTTCAAAAAATCGTTTTTCTGTTTTAAGTATTGTTCCGAGCGGTAATTGTTTCATAACCAAATATAAAACTTTATTTACTATTTGCATTTACTAAAAATATTAGCAAACTTTGTAGTCATGTTTTTGGTAAGTATCATATTTAAAGCTGCATTTGGCCATGAAACCAAAATTGTAGAGCTTTCCTCGCCTAATGGCGGTGGTGGAGGTGGTTACAACATTATGGTAGATAAGTTATATTGGGGTTCAATATCTAATACGATGTTAGGCTGGCGTGTACTGTTTCAACACCCAAAAGATGAGTTTTCCGGGGGAGATTTGCAGGTACTTATAGATATGGTTACAGGTGAAAACCAAACATGAAAAAATTATGTTAAATTGATACCAAAACACCAAGATTATGCACACATCAACATTCACTTATATACCAGCCAAAGTTGGCAAACAAATGGTGGTTACAATCGATCAAGACGATGAAGTCTTAAATGTTACTATCGGAGATACTTACTTGGGCAGCATGGTTGAGGATAAAACTTCGCCATTCGGCTGGTCAACTACTGACCCTTTGTTGCTCGATGAACTTCCAGATTTATCTATGGCCTTAAAAGAGGAAAAAGCCATGAGCGATTTCCCTCATACGTTGAAAGATAAATTCGGAGAAAACGTAATCAGTTGGGATTGGGCAGATGATCAGAACCTGACTTTAATTGCTCACCCGGGTTTAGATTTAGCTGAATTTGCAGACGCCATCCGGGATCAGATTAACGAGATAGTTTTATTCGATAAAACGATGGTCATTAACTTAACTCAGGAAGGCAATTCAGAAGTTGAGGAAATTTATATAAATTAGTGTATGTGTTACAGAGCGACCCAAACTAACAAAGCTTACGAATACGCGGATTATTATTCTGCACAACTTATTGATGAAGCTGATTTAAACGATCAAATCTATTTTCATGCTAATGGATTTGCACACCCAAACCTTGTTACCATTGCTGCAAATGATGGGGCCAGGCAGGCCGAAAGGATGCAATGGGGTTTACTACCCAGCTGGGGCAAATCGCTTGACGATGCAGTTAAGCAGAGCAACAACACGCTTAATGCCAAATCAGAAACCATATTCGAAAAACCTTCGTTTAAGAAGTCAATATTAACCAAAAGGTGCATTGTGCCAGTTAATGGATTTTTCGAGTACAAGGAAGTCGATAAGGACAAATTACCTTACTTTATCCATCCCAAAGAGCACCCATATTTTAACCTGGCTTGTATTTACGGATTATTCAAAGACCCGGCAACGAACATTTGGCACAAATCATTTTCAATTGTCACTGCTCCGGCCAATGAATTGATGGCCAGTATCCACAATAGTAAGATGAGACAACCGGTAATTATCTCCAATGAACAGATTAATGCATGGCTTAATCCAACTACCAGCCAGGAAGAATTAAAGCATTTAATGGAGCCTTGCGACGATACAAATATGGCTGCATACCGTGTGGACCGGGAACTGATTAAAATCGGAAATAAACCAGAGGCATTAAAAGAGGTGCCCGAAACTACTTTATTTTAATGGCACGACCGTATTTAGCCCAGCTTGCTTTAAATATTATGGAGGCGCACAAGGAATTGAGCGTCTCTGTCGGTAATGGCCATATATATATCAGAAAACACGGGGCTGAACCTGATTTAAAAAAATGGTTATTCAGACTGTTAGAAGAATTGCCAGAAATAAATCATCCAATCGAGACAGTGCATTTTGCTGTTTATGTAGATGATGCTTTAGAGCTCGTTACGCTTATCAATCCTAGTGAGTTCGATGCTAGGGCAGTCGATCTAGCAAAAGAACAAGGATTAAGGTTTTCTCAACCATCAGCTTTTGGCGATCCAGCGAACCAACCCTTACCATTAGATCACCCGTACCAAACAGACAGGAATTACTTTCGAAAAAAGTATAAAGGAACGAAGTATCTTATAGATGGTAAGTTGATAACTAGAGATTAGATTCAATAAGCAGTTTTAAAGCTTTCAGGCGATAGATTACCGGTGCATTGGTCTTACTGGCCGGATCGTTCTTTAATGAGATAAACTGAACCTCTAAAAACTTATTTACATCTGCGATCTCTGTGCCCGGGAAAAGCAATACTGGTGGCTTCGGCAATTCAACATTTTTAAACCATTCTTCTAACTCTGCAACTTCTTGTAATGTCATGGGGTAAAGGTAAGATTAATAGCAAAAAAAAGTAAAATCAAAATAATGTAACACCAATGTTACGCTACAAATTTTAGTAATGTCACTATATTTGATGTACTAAATACAACAACGCTTAACACACCAACGAAAGGATAAATTATGTATTCAGCATCAATCATTGCCAAAGAGTTTGTCAAAAAGGCAAACGATTTAGGTCGGCCGATTACACAAATGCAACTACAGAAAATGTTATATTTTGCGCAAGGGTACTACCTCGCAAAATATGATGAATCTCTAATAAAAGAAGGATTTCAAGCTTGGAAGTTTGGACCTGTAATACCTAGAATCTACGATATTTACAAATTCTTCGGAAGTTATCCAATTACAAGTAATCCAGATTATTTCACTTTTGAACAGGAGGTATGTCCGGATGAAACTGCAATGGAGTCAGTTGAATATACTTGGAATGCTACAAGTCATTTAACGGCCATGCAACTTTCAAATTGGACTCATTTGGAGGGATCTCCATGGGCTAAAGCATACAAACCAAACGATACTGGTATATTTATCGATAATGATGTAATTAAAGATTATTTCAAAAAATTCTTATTTAACAATGCTCCGGCAGCCTAGTGACCTTAATTTTGGGCAGGCTCCAGCAAATGCTCCGTCCGCTGGTTCTGAAGCGGAATACCTTGAAGAAAGAAGAAAAGAAGCTCTTCATTTGGAAAACCTAAAAGGGTTAAAACAAGATCGTCGAGAGAGGCGAAAGTACGCTGAACACATTTTTCTATTAATTTCTACTTGGTTATTTACAGTACTTTTTATTTTAGTAATCAATAACAAGGCCGGTTTACAATTATCTGATGCTGTATTAATTACACTAATAACCACAACTACCGGCAGTGTGCTAGGTCTGTTTATTATCGTAATAAATTATCTATTTAAGAAGTAATATCGGCTAATTACCCGATATTTTAATTTATCGGCTTTTCACCCGATACTGGATATTCTGAAAGTTCGTGACACTTATGGGAATCACGAATATAGTTTGTAGGTTTACTGTTACAGAAATCAAAAAACCAACAAATTATGTCAAGATTTTTTATCAGAATCGAATTAAATGATGCCTACGATGAAGATTATGTGAATTTGCACGATGCACTGTATGATGCAAAAGTGTATAAGGTTATAATAGGAGGGCCGACGAACAATAGAACCTGGAAGGCGCTGCCAACAGGTTATTATACTGCGACTAGAGAAGCATTAAGTGAAGAAGGGATGAATAAAACTATAGTGCGAGTATTAAACTCAATTGGTAAATATAATTCTAAGGATCATAGAGATTACGAACTCGTTATAACCAAAGCAGATGGATTTGTGACTGACCTTGAAGAAAATATAGGCAAGTATCCTTTACCTCAAGTAATAAAATAGAAATGGGAGCTCAATCTGCTCCCATTTTTTCATATCCCTCTATTCCATTAAAAATCTCAAATGCCACTTGCGGTACTATTGCATTTCCCCCTGCTTTTATTGATTCGTTTCTCCATTTAGAAAAGGTAATAGCGTCCAATCGGGCGGAAATCCCATCATTTCCATCACAAATAGGGGATTGAGTTGGGAAGTTTTGCCAGTCATAGATCGCGCTCTCTTTGTTAAAGAATCTTGATTCTCCAGTCCAGTTACTTTGTCCCCGCAATCCGAGGCCATTGGTGTCGGTAACATCTGGGCTAAACTGTTTAGATCGATTGTCCAGCCCTTCTCCAGTTTCCGCTGAAAGTTCCCCGATTCCGGTTTGTCAGCTGCTTTCCAATCCCTCGCTTGTGGAGTTGGCAGAATACCGTAAAAGTTCACCGCATCCATTATGGAATAGCTTGGACGAAGATTCCCCGCCTTTCTGCTGGCCAATGTTTCTGCTGAAACTGCTTTCAGTTTGTCCACGTGCTCTGGATGATCTCTTTGTACTGCTGTCACAGTAGGCAACAAACCAAACCCTGTCTCTTCGATGGGGAGCGTTGACGGCTGCAGCTGGAAGTATATACGGTTGTACTTCGTACCCTTCAGCTTCCAGGTCAGTTTGCACCTCTTCGAATACCAGCCCCCCGTTCCAACCAACAAGGCCGAGAACGTTTTCGCCCACAACCCAACGTGGTTTAACCTCTCGAATCGCTCTAAGCATGTGCGGCCACAAATGGCGTTCGTCATCTTTTCCCTTTCTAAGCCCGGCAAGGCTGTATGGTTGGCAAGGGAATCCGCCCGTAATGATGTCAATATTTCCTCTGTGAATAGAGAAATCTGTTTTTGTAATGTCTGCATAGCTTATAGCGTTAGGCCAGTAATATTTTAAGATTTGTTGGCAGAATGGATTCCATTCGCAATGAGCGATGTTATTCCATCCCATCCATTGTGCGGCCAGGTCAAAACCGCCCATACCGCTGAAAAGTGAAAGGTGGTTCATACTATAGCTGTTTGAAGGTTATAACCAAACTTTTCACCCAGCTCATTTAACCACTTACGTTTCTGAGCAGATACCGGCACCGAAAAAACTGGTATATCCACTTGCTTTGACCGGGTATTTACATTAAATACATCCTTTAATTTCTGCTTGAGGTAATACCTCCTATTGTTTGCCCTGGTAGTGGCTTCTTTTGTTTTCATTCTTTTGGGGTTTAATGGTTAAATGCCTTTTATTTCATAGATAATTTCGTAGTCAGTATCAGGCAATAGCGGCATTAACAATATTTCAACCTGATCAAAACGGAACACATTGCCGCCTCTGGCAGATCCCTGTAATACTAAATCGATCTTTTCTACTTCGAGTAATTTTGCAGCATCAGCTATCTTTTGCATGTATGGGAATGCAAAAAAACAATCACCAATTTTTATACGCTTCTCAGGATCTAAAACCTTGGTATCTCCTTTTTTTAACTCACCTTCTCCCTTGCAGATAGGGCATTCCAGTTCCTTGCTGTAACAGTTACCTTCAAACTCAAACCCAAATTCAACATACCCATCACCCTCACATGCATTGCAATCGACACTTTCGGGAACCAGAGGGCATAATGAAATTGCATGAATTAGTTCTGAGACTAAAAAAGACATTTTATGGTGGCGCAATCGAGGTACTACCGACAAGAACTTTTCGGGTTCGTATCCATCTAATGGTCCAAAGCCATTTGTGAGGTTTGCCGGGATGATGGCCATAATACTGGCATCTGTAGAGTAGGCAACATTTTCAATAATAAAAGGATTATTTGTCCATGGCCTGTATTCATGGTCAGAAACACATGAAAATAAAATTAAATTGTACTTGTTCATTCTTTTGGTTTTTATGCAGTTGGTAGCTGCTGTTTAAATTTTAACTTGTTCTCTCTTTACGTGAAACTTTCCGCTCTTTCCTTCAAGAACTAATAAGGGGCCATTTGCATTGGCTATTACCTTACAGGATTCACCCTGATAACCATAAATAGTTGGGCTCATTTTACTTTTTATATCCTCTAATAAAATGGCGTAGCCTAATTCAGGTGTAGTAATTTCCTTGTGCACTGGCTTCTCAATTTTTGGTTGAGGTTTTACTTTAATTTTTTGTGCTGGTGGATTATGATCCGGTAGCATGCTGAATAGATCCATAGTTTAAAAAGGTGGGTCATCATCAAAATATGGTGACGGTTTTAGTGTGAATTCCTGGTGTTGCTGTGTTGGTTCTGAATAATTAACAGGCTCTGGAATTGAGTTCGTAGGATCCGTAAAATCATCCTCTAAATCCTTAAACTTCATCTGTGAACCCTTGAATTGTAAAACCGCTGTATCTAAAGGGCCCTGCCTGTTTTTTGCCAATATTGCTTCGGCAATACCTGCTAGTGATCTACCTTCCGCATCTTCTGTGATTCCGTAGTATTCCGGTCTAAAAAGAAATATTACCTGGTCAGCGTCCTGTTCGATCGATCCTGATTCGCGCAAGTCTGAAAGCATCGGGCGTTTACCATCGGCACCCGGCCTACTTTCTACTGCTCTACTCAGCTGGGATAATGCAATTACTGGTATATCCAAATCTTTAGCGATTGATTTAAGCCCCTGAGAAATTGAACTTATTTCCTGCTCCCTTAATCCTTTTGTTTCCCGATCACCTTTCATGAGCTGCAGGTAATCAACTATAATCATCCCGATATTATGAGTTTGTTTTAGCCGTATTGCTTTCGATCTGAGCGTTTGAATTGGTGTAGCCGATGAATCATCTATAAATATTTTTGATTCTAACAGATCGTCAATCTCCATAACTAAATCCCAATCCTGTTGTGTAAAATCCCTTTTCTTGAATTTGTCGAAGAAAATGCCAGTTTCTGCGCTTATCATCCTGTCAACCAATGCCGCTTTGCTCATTTCAAGTGAGAAAATCGCTGTAGGTGTATCGCCTTTAATGGACGCATGCCTGGCAAGATTTAATGCGAAAGCTGTTTTACCCATACCAGGGCGAGCAGCAAGGATAATTAAATCCTGTTTTTGCCAGCCACCTGTAAGTCGGTTCAGTGATGCAAACCCGGTGTCTACACCGGTAAGGCCCAATTTTACTGGCTGCTGGTAAGCATCCAACCGCTCCAATATCGTATCTTTAATTGCTGTGGCTTCTTTGCCAATATTGGCCGAACCAACTTTTAATAAATCACTTCCAACATTGTCGTAAAGCTCAAAAACATCTGTAGTATCGTTGTAGGCTTCATCGATTGCTGTGGTGGCAATTCGGATCATTTCCCTTTGTAAAAACTTTTGCTGAACGTATCCAGCGTGGGTTTCAATATTGGCAGAAGATGAAACTTTATTGGTCAAACTAGTAACGTAATACCCGCCACCTACCATTTCCAATTTTCCGGTTTCTTTCAGCTTTTGCGTTACAGTAAGAAAATCAATTGGCTGATTTCTTGCGTGTAAGCTGGCTATTGCTGAATACACTGTTTTGTTTTGTTCGGTGTAAAAGCTTTCGGCTGTGATAAAAGTGTTTATCTGGTGAAACGCAGAAGCATCTTGCATCAAAGCGCCTAAAACGGCTTCCTCGGCATCCATTGCCTGTGGGGGTAATTTCCCGAAATTATGCATGGTTCACCGCCCCCCTCGGTTTAGCTCCCAAAACAAAACCTTGATTACTCGGTGTGGATGGTGTATCGCTGATTGCCACTAATTTTGCCCCCCAATTCTCACTATCCCAAACACCATTTGAAAATTGTTCTTTCTGGTCCCCGATAAAGTTTTGGAAAGAGTGAATGTATTTACCGTCTGCTTTCAGTTTTTTGTAATCTGCAAACTGAGTTTTAAAATATTCGATTCGGCCGTTAAGCGTTTGCACATAGACGAAGGCACTTAAGGTTTGGGCTTGCTGATAATTGTTGTTTACGGTAAGCCCGAAAAAGTTCAAAACAGAATCTTCAAAAACAGAATCCCTTTTTATTTCTTTTTCTCTTTCTATTTCCTTTTCTCTTTCTATTTGGTTGCCATTAGGCTTAGCAAAAGGCTTGCTATTAGGCTTCACTGTAGGCTTGCTTGTCTCGCCTCCTTTTTTGCCTCCACGTATCAAATTAAGGCGATTTTCACAGCTTGGAATAATCAAAACATCACCTTTAATTTTTATTAATGCATCGCCGTTTTCGTCAGTCAATTTTTTGAATTTCTCCAAATAACTCAAAATTTCTTCCTCTGTGCAGGCAAATTCCCTCGCCCAAATATCGGTTTCAAGAACAGTCTTATTGTCGGATGCCATGGCCATATCGATCAGCTCGCGATAGAAACCGCGCTCAGCAAGATTAAGCCTAAACACCCTTCTAGAACTTCTCCAGTCTTTTGGGTACCATGTATATCCTAATTTTTTGCTCATGTTAGTTTGCTATTGTTCTGTCCGCGTATTCGTTGTTTTTTGGTATCTCTGAAAGCTTTAAAAGCCTTCTTTTTGCAGCCTGTTTAACCAGTAGACTATCTGTGCTTTCGCATAATGCAATCAAAGCTTTCATTTCAGCGCACATCATTTCTACAGTCGTGGCCTGGTTATGAATTGTATTTTTGTATCTGGCACCAAAAGGCTTTTTTAGGTTGTTTTTCTCCCGAACATAGGCCACATGCTCTTTGGTGCATTTGAACTTATCGGCGATGTAAGCGTCCGTAGCGTTCAAATAATTCTCCTTAACGTATTCTAGCAGTTCCATCTTAAAAATATTGTTCTACGTTATCGATTATGTCCTGCCTATTGAAATGAAAGCACCTTACTATCGTATCCAGTACCGATGAATAGAACTCGTTAAACTCGTATTCATCCATAGAGGCAAATGATATGCTTTTAGGCTTTTTTATTTCCTCTCCGTAAAGATTTGGCCTACTTTCAAAGAATCCTGCCTCTATGGTTAGATCGTGCCTTAAATCCTCTAAATGCTGGTACTGCTCCTGATTTTGGAATACCAGGTTAAGCAATGCGAAAAACTTGCGATGGAATAAGATATTCCGTGGCTTTTTAATTGTGCAAGAAACGATATCATTGGCTTTAACTTTTTTAAGCTTATCCAGATCCGAATCAAATGCGCACTTAAAAGTGTTGTTCAATTGCTTAACCAGTAGTAATTCCATTATGCTGCTTTACCAAATATTTTAGTGTTCGTGATGTAGTCTTTATACAGTACAAGAAAGTTTATTAGCTGAAATACGTTGAAAAGCAAGTTTTTAAACATTTTTTCAGTTGGCACGTATGTTTCCTGATATACTTTTTCAAAATCAGTAACCAGGTATTTAAAGCTATCAACTGGATTGCCTTTCAGCTTTCTAATCAGCGAATAGATTTGATGCTGAGTATTTTTAATGTACTTATTGCACTTATAAACTTCTGTGGTTTTTAAATCAGTGATCATTTTAGGATATCCATAATCTAGTACTCCATGTAGCTTAATGAACCCTAAATGGCTTGGAATTACCACCGATATCTTTTCCTGTTTTGTTTGGCAAGCCATAAGCTTATCATGAACTCTGTAGACAACATCAGGCTTAAATTGATAACCTCCATAAGAAATCATATCGCCAATAACTTCCGGCTCGCATCCATCAATCATTTTATTGATCAACGACTCAAATTGAATTCCTTTCAATACCACATCAGGCAAATCGCGTTTGTCACCGTTAATAATCTTAAATAAGCTTTCCCAGCTTTCATCATCATCATTGCGCATGTACCTATTGAATGCATTTAGAATTGTTGGGGTTACAGCGAAATCGTATGGTGCGTCCTGTCCGTCTTTCGTAAGTGCTTGTAAAATTTCCATGTTACTTGAGGCTTAGTATTAATGATTCACCCGCAACCCTAACTGCTGGAAAAATTGTGTGTGCTTCGATTTCTTCCCCTGTTTCTTCATTTACAGATGCTTCAATTTTTGTCAAGCCATTTAGTGCTTTTAAATAAGCTTCACGAATTTTAAGACGCGCTTCAATTGAAATCTTTTGAGCATTCAATTCGTTCCATTCAGGGTCATTACAAGTATCGTAGTGCCATTGTACGCCGGTTGCTCGTTCGCTCATAGCAACATTATGCCTTTCGTATCCCTTTTCTGGTAGTTTGCATTTTCCTTTCATTCCCTCAACAATGCTTTCAAAAACATAAAGGCCTTTCTTCGCAAAAATTAAGGTATCTAAAGGATCTGCTACACCATCATCTGCTGCTTCCATTATAATACTCGCCATTTCTGACAAATCAGACTTTGTAGCTGTAAGCAAACTTTGGCCTTCAATCGGCAATGTGGCAACCTCCGATTTTGGTTGAAGAAACAGGTTAAGGTTATTTTGCTGTTTTATAAGTGCTAAATCTTTCATTCTTTTAGGCTGTTAATAGTTGATTGAATTGATTTTCTGTTAATTGGAAAGCTTGAATTGTTTTGTACAACACTCCTGCTTCTTTGGCTTGAACTCTTGGTAGCAGTTTAGCAAAAGCAGCTTCGTTTAGCTTTGGTTTTTTCTCTGCAGTAGGTGGTGTAACCCCGTGTTTCTTATTGATATATTCGGTTAAATCCCAAATTTGCTTTCCGTTTTCATCAATTACAAAAGGCCAGTTGCCATCTGTTTTTTTGTCACTGGCAGGAAGTTTTTCTAATGGCAATTCATATAGAAATGAACCAATACCAAAGTTTACACATGCCCTCTTGAATGCATCAGAGCTTTGGCCCTTCTCTTTTTCTGTATTGCTTTGGGTGCCACAGTCAGCGCGCCATTGGATAGTTTGGTCAGGCATAACGATACCTACTTTGGCATACTCTTTATTATTGATTGAATAGTGCTCTCTGTGCCATCCATAAACCGCAAACTCATTTAAAATATCCATGCACTCACGGGCATCTATATAGGCTACTACTGTAGCTTCTGCTTTAAATTTGCTAAAGCTTTGCACCCTCCATTTGCATGGAACTACCTTCTTTAATTTTGGTAGAAGCTCTTTTAAAAACTGTTGATTGTCCATGTTTAAATAAAAAATAGGTGGTAGAAAAATGTTAGTATCACCGATCCGAAAGCAAATGCCCAAAATAGTTTAGCTCCCTGCTTTACTGTTAAGTCTTTGAGCTTTCTCATAACATGATTTGGATTAAGGCTAAAATGTCAAGGACCAACGCGATAATGATTAACTTCTTAATCAATCGCTGATTGCGATTTTTAGATGGTTTTTCTTGTATAAGTTTTTTCGATACCTGTAACAGTTTGTTTTGCTGGGCAGCGTGCCATAAGCCACCCTCTTTAATTTTATTCTCCGATCTGCCAGGAGGATAATAGCTTGATTGAGTTCTAGGCATGGATTACCTCCATTTCCTCTACAGGTTCATTATTTTCAGCAACTCTCAAAAGACCGATAGCATATTCTAACCCGTCTTTGAACCCGTCAGAATAAGCATTCCATAGTGAAATGTTTTCTTTTCTTTCTTCAAGGCTTTGGATGATAAATTCGTTTTTGCTCATGGTTATGCGTATTGAGGGTTAAAAGGAATGTTTAAGTTTTTGAATAGGTCAACAAGCATCATTTTGCTATCTTCAATTGCTCTCAGATAATCAGCTGAGTTCGCATTATTCGATTTTGGGTCGCTGATGTTTGTGGACTTCAAAGCATTTAACCTGGTTAATGCTAAGTCAGTAATGTTTGGGGTTTTCATAGTTTCCAGTTAAATGATTCGTATTCCTGTGTTAATTCAGCTTCTTCAATTCGCATTTGTAACCTCGATTCGGCGTAAACATCATCACGGTTTAAAGCGATTAAATCTTTGCTGTAAGCCTCAGCTAAAAGAAAATTTTCATATTCCAATTGCCTAACAGATTCGTTATTGTAGAAATTTTCTATATTTGTGTTCATTCTTTTGGCTATTTAATTAGTCGAAGTGAAAGGGGATCGTTGGTAGCGGCCCCTTTTTTAATGGCCTGTTTTATATCTTGCTAACCTTGGTTTACGGTAGGTGGAGTTAATCCACGCTTCAACATCCTCAGGCTTAAATCTCAAATCTTTACCCATTGTCTGGTATCCGATTTCTTCCTTATGCATTTTGATTGTTTGGGCTCCAAAACCGGTCAGCGCTGTAACTTCTTTTACGGTTAGTAGTGTTATATCGGCTGACTTTTTGGTTTTTGTTTGTGTTTCGACCATTTCAGCCATTTTGAAGTACATATCCTGCATTCTTCTAAATGTTTCAGCTTCTATTGTTACTACTTCCATTATGCTACTCTTTTAATTTTTAAGAATCTTTTATTCCCATTTTTAATGGTTTCAGTTTCAAAAAGCATTTCACATCCGCTATTTGGTAATGATCTGCTAATTGCCTGCCTTGCTGCAGAGCTTGCGGAAATATCCGCGGTTAGCTCCTGGCCTAAATCCATGGCTTTTAATCTGTCTGGCCATGTGATTGGTTTTTGTGTGGTGATTACCTCCATTGTTTTGATGATTTTTCGGTTACCAATTTTATTACTTGGCCCTTTCGGGTAGTCATTAATTTTCTGTTGATACTTCTGATGTGGCTTTTCACCGTATAAACTGAAATGAAAAGCTTTTCCCCGATTTCTTTATTTGAAAGGTGTAGGTAAGGAAGAAGTGTCTGCTCACGTTTTGATAGCTTTTCGTCCTCTTTCTTAGGTAAGCAGCCCACCCCTACATGTTTACAATAGTGTCTTTTGTCGCAATCAACAACCTCCGGGGTAATTGTTCCATCTAAAGCGATATCAGGAGTGCTGTCTAAATTGCCGAACATGCATTTGCCGCATTGGATAAGCTGGGCCATTTCGTTATCACCTGCCATAGCCTTATAGGCTGCTTTTCTCTTAGGGCATGCAAATGCAAAATCCCGAAGTTTTGAAAGAGTGGATTGATCCGCTTGTGGTAGGTCTGGGATCAATCCGTTTTGAATTACTTTGGCGTTATCAGCGTAAACGTATATTTCTATTCCGTTGCCTGATAATATGCCTTGTAGTGTAGTTTTCATTCTTTTGGACTATTGTTAACTGGGTTAATTATTTAGTATCTTTGTTTGTGTGATACAAATATAAAGAACTTTATATATCACTACAAAACTTTATATAAACTATTTTATAATTTTTTTACAAATATTTTGTAGGTGACTGATTTACAATTAATTAAAGTTGCGGTAGGAAGAATGAAATCTATGGGTTTAGGTACTCAAAAAGAGATAGGCAGGATTCTTGGCTACACAAATGAATCTTCATTTTCCCAGGTTTTAAACGGCAAGGTTCCCTTGCCAGGCGATCTGATGGATAAAATGATGAATTTAAATGAGGATATAAAGAACTTTATTATTGAATCTAAAGACAAGCAGTATCGAGAGCCTAGGATTGAAGCAAAACCACTTCGGCTAGCAGATCCAAAAGGCTTTGAAGCGACTAAAGACAAATTTTATACATTACCAGACGATAGCTTAATTATGCAAGTTTCAGTAATCCCCTATAAAGCATGGGGTAGTTACTTAAGAGGTCATTCAGACCCAGAATTTTATACAGATTTAGAAACAATTCCTTTACCAGTAGATAAAAAGCATTTTGGATCTTATCTGATTTTTGAAATGGGAGGGGAAAGCATGGTTAATATTACAAATGAAGAAATGGCGAGAAAGAGTTTGTGGCCGGGCCAAAAAATTGTCGGTAGAGATTTACATCGTGATAAGTGGAAATACAAACTTCATATAAACACAACTGAGGCATGGGTAATCGTGCATCGTACTGAGGGGATAATCGTGAAATCCATAATTGATCATGATGTTGATAACGGGCTTATAAGGCTTCATTCATGGAATACAGATAAAGAAACATATCCAGATTTCACAGTATCGTTAAATGATGTTGAACAGATATTTAATGTGGTTGACCCTTTTAATAAATTAAACTAATTGTAATGAAAAAATTAACACTTCTCTTATTTCTAATAATCCCGTTGTTGTCATTTTCACAAGACGAAGCAAAATTGCCTTTCGATCAGGATGGTAGGGTTGTTTATTCGAATGTGATAGAGCAAACTGCGACCAAAAATGAGCTGTATCTTCGAGCAAAAGAATGGTTTGCGAGAACATTTAAATCTTCACAGGATGTTATCCAATTTGATGATAAAGAAACTGGTAAAATTATAGGTAAAGGTTTTTCATCTGGTTCTTTTAGGGGCCAATTGGGTGTGACAGTTCCTACTGATGTTTACTTTACAATGTCTGTTGCTACAAAGGACAATAAATATAAATATGAAATTTCTGCAATTACTGCCAAGTTTCAAGCTGGTAATAAGTTGACTATTGAAGAGGCTAATGAATGGGTTGTAAAGAAGAAGAGCGGAAAGGCTGCAGCTGCGAGACTAATTGTTTTTTTAGATGGAAAGGCTAATGATCTTATAAAAGATTTAACGGATTTTATGAAGCAGAAATCGAAAATGGATGAATTTTAACGAATTAATTTCTACTATGAAAAACTTACTTTATTTTTTTATCGCTGCAATGTTGTTAACAGCTTGCAAAAAATCTGAACAGACCGATTCAAACACATTGATTGATTACACTGTTAATGTAAACGTTTCTGGCGCTCAATCGTTCTCTTTTTATGAACCTAACGGCAAACTAGTAAATTATAATCCTGTGGCCGGTTCCCTTAAGAATTCCAGAATATTTACTTTTAGCTATACAAAAGGCCAAAGTGTACGAATGTTTGCTGCGATGTTAAATAATCACAATGACGAAATAGAAGTGGTTGTCACTAATAATAGCAGTGGAGAGGTAAAGAAAGACAAAAAGGTAGATCAGGTTGAAATTTCATTTACTGCAAACTAATGAGTAAGGAAATTCAAAGTATAATAATCGGCGAAATCGAACGCGAAACCGACTTATACAAAAAGATGGAACTAATCACTATTGCCCTTGGTGCCCAGATCGAGCAAAACCAAAAACTCGAAAGTATATTGGAGCGTCAAACTAAAACGCTTGATGAAGCAGCCAATTTTAGTGAAAAGGTCTTGGCATTCATGAAAATAACGACTGAGAAAATACAGGAAATACATAAGTATGTTACGCCGTTCAAAGCCGCTCCAGCTGGCACCTCTCAAAGTGACGAAATAATTATCCTTAAGAAAAACATTTCCCTTCTCCAGGAAAATTTATCTGAGGTGTACGAACTTATAATAAATATGAAATAA